ACGAAACAGAGGCGGCATAGGTATGGGTAGCCAAACGATCCTATCGTCAATGGTTCGGGCGCACAGCGAGTCAGGCTGTATTAAGAGTTATAATCCACATTATGTTAAATTGCAGACACAAGATGTTGTGGTTGACGGGCGTCGAGGCACAAGAGCGCCACAATCATGCCACATTTGGAACAGCACCCCTTGCCCCCCGCCCCCTCGCGCCTGTTGTACAGTCCCCCACGAAACTATTTTCCAAAAAACCATGAAAGGAGGCTCCCATGCCTAACAAGAAACCAGGATTATATGCGAACATCCATGCTAAGAAGAAGCGTATTGCTGCTGGTAGCGGCGAGAAGATGCGGAAGCCAGGTAGCAAGGGCGCTCCTAGTGACGCTGCTTTTCGCAAGGCTGCCAAGACGCGGATGAAGAAGTCTTATGGATGATGGTGTAACTGTGTGGGTTGTTTATCCTGATGGCCTGCGCATTTACCATGATGGTAAGCAGGTTGGTTTGATACCTACTGATAAGTTTCCCAATGTGATTAGGGATCTTGCGAAGGGGCTATTGTAATATCGTTTTCTATGCGATATCGTAATCCCACTGTAACGTTGTATAGGAGATACACATGAACAAGCGATTTAGTGTTGTGCAAGCGAAGGAAGTGCCTGGTCGGGATAAGCCTGTTTGGCTGCGTCATGGCATTGCCTTTCAGAATGACAAGGGGATCAGCATCAAGCTTGAGGGATTGCCTTTACCCAACAAGGAGGGTGAGGTTTGGTTGAAGTTGTTTGAGGATGATGGCAATCGTTCTCAGCAAGCGGCTCCTGCTGTTGGCAAGCTGGACGATGAAATTCCGTTCTAATGGCTAGAAAGAAAGAGGATAAGATAAAACCTATCCCGCCGGTTGGTCGGTTTGGTGGTGCGCGTGTGTTGCAGCGCCGGATTGGCCGGTCGGAGACTTTGGCTCAGAATAAAGAGGCTGTTGCGACTGAGCTGATTGCGATGGGTACGGCTCGTATGACTGACATCATTGATCTTCATACTGGTCAGGTTAAGCCGCTAGATGAGATCCCTTCTGAGGCATTGGCTGCGATTAAGAAGGTTACTGTTGGCCAGTACGGCACAACGATTGAGATGTTTGACAAGGTGAGCGTTCTGCGCATTCTGGCTAAGGCCAGTGGCTTGCTCGATGTAGAGAAGAACGTGGACAAGCCTTCGATCATTGGGATCAACATGAAGGGTCCAGAGATCACCACAACATATGAGGCTGATGATGACTGATCTCCCCAGCATGAACTTGGATTTCTCTAAGTCTGCTACGGTCTGGAAGTTTTTACACGATAAGTCTTTTGTTCGCGGCCTGATGGGTCCGGTGGGATCGGGCAAGTCATACGGCTGTGCTGCTGAGATTATGTTAAAAGCTGTTCAACAAAAGCCTTCTCCGCGTGACGGCATTCGGTATTCCCGGTTTGTAATCGTGCGCAACACCTATCCAGAGCTTAGGACAACTACAATTAAGACCTGGCAGGAGCTATTCCCGGAAGATGTATGGGGTCAGATGCGCTGGCAACCGCCTATTACCCACCATCTTAAACTCCCCAGCAGAGATAATGCCCCTGGTATTGACTGTGAGGTTATATTCATGGCCCTTTCTACGCCCCAAGATGTGCGTAAGCTGCTGTCATTGGAGCTAACTGGTGCGTGGGTGAATGAGGCTAGAGAGCTACCAAAGGCTGTGATCGATGGTTTGACCCACCGCGTTGGCCGTTATCCTACCAAATCCGATGGTGGTGCGTCCTGGTACGGGATTATCATGGATACTAACCCGCCCGATGCGGATCACTGGTGGCATGAGCTGTCAGAGAAGAATCCTATCGGTGGCCGGTTCCCGTGGAAGTTCTTTCGTCAGCCAGGTGGTGTCTTGGAGGTGTCTGCCAAGGATCTACCAGAGAACCCGGAAGCAAATGGTTTTGTATTTTCCGGTGGCAAGTGGTGGATGGTTAATCCTTCTGCGGAGAATAAGGTGCATTTGCCTGATGGTTACTATGAGCAACTTCTCGGCGGCAAGAATGCTGACTGGATTAGGTGCTATGCAGAGGGCAAGTTTACCTTCGTGCAGGAAGGCAGGCCGGTTTGGCCGGAGTATGACGATGAGATGATGTCTGCTGATGTGCAGTATGATCCGCAATACCCGCTACAGATCGGCGTTGACTTTGGTTTAACACCGGCGGCTATCTTTGGGCAGCGAACATCTGGCGGCGCGTGGAAGATCCTCGATGAGCTTGTGACGTTTGACATGGGGCTTGAACGCTTTGGGCAGGAGTTGATAGGCAAGATCGCTGCAAGCTTCAACAAAGCAGAGGTGCAGATCTGGGGAGACCCTGCTGGGAACAAGCGTGACGAGATCTATGAGGTTACAGCCTTCGATCACTTGCAGTCTATTGGGTTTCGCGCGCAGCCGACAGATAGCAATGCTTTCAATGTAAGGCGTGAGGCTGCTGCGGCTCCTATGAACCGGCTGGTTGGTGGCAAACCTGGTCTTCTCGTTAGCAAAAAGTGCTTGAGGCTGCGGAAATCTCTGAGTGGCGGCTATTTCTTTAAGCGTGTGTCTATGGGCGCTGGGCAGGATCGGTTTAAAGACGCGCCGGTGAAGAATGAGCACTCTCACTGCGGGGATGCGTTTGGATATCTTATGCTCGGTGGCGGTGAGCAGCGCAGATTGCGGCGCGGAACCTATGGCGGAAGCTTTGCGGGTGGGCAAACATTCAGCGCAAGCACAGATTTCGAGATCTTCTAATGGCTTTAGTGCAGCTCCCCCAGGTAAGAATGGGCCACGACGAGCACATTGTGCCTCTAAGCTATGAGCATCTTACCAGGATACGGCTCAAGAAAGAAAACCGTGACTTCGTAAACGTGATACCAAACTATCTGGATTACGTCTGGGATCACGCAGTAGATGGTATGAGCTGGGCAGGTATAGGCAGGGGCAAGGTTATCTCTGCATTTGGTATTAGGCCATTCTGGGACGGTGTTGCAGAAATGTGGCTTATACCTGGAGAGGAGATAGACCGCCATGCGATATCGGTTATACGAGCTTCTAAACAACTAACCGATATCGCAATAGCTAATAATGGCATAAAAAGACTACAGATCTGCGTAAATAGCGATAACGATACCGCATTTAGGTTTGCCAAGGCACTACGTTTCGAGGTAGAAAGTATTATGAGAAAGTACGGACCGGATGGGTCTGACTATTACATGATGGTGAGGTTTTAATATGTCTGGAATATTTGGCGGTGGTCGGCCCGCTCCCACCCAAGCGCAAAAAGATGCAGAGGCCGCTCAGGCTCGTGCAAGTGAACGTGCGACTGCACAAGAGCGTACGGAAATGCAGGGTGTTCAATCTAGGCGGCGTCTTCGTCGCACTGGGGGCATGAGGTTGTTGTTTTCACCGGCGCGCCGAGAGGGTCCAGACTCGCAGAATTTAAAGACTACGCTCGGGGGTGACTAATGGCCAGTTTCGCACAGCAGGTTAAGATGGACTTTAATAATGCTGTTAGGTCTGTTGGCAGAGCTTTCTCTGGAGCGTCAAAGCCAAGGGGCGCTCCAGTATCCATGAAGAAAAGCACTCTAAGAAGCAGGAAGTCTGCTGCAATGTTGAAGAATATGATGGCTAACAGCAACAAAAGCGATGATGGCCCCACTCCAGAGCAACAGGTTGCTTCTGCCAGGGCTGCTGAAAGAGAGGCTAAGATAAAGAAGGGCAAGGCTCGGCGCAAGAAGTATGAGGCCGCTCAGACTATGGCTAAAAAGATGAAGCTAATTTTTGTAGATTAGGAAGGCTCGACATGACTCAAATCAAATCAGATCCCCGCATTCACCACAGAAATCGCCTAGCCGTTGAGCTGGTTCGTGCAAGAGATTCTAAGGGCGGGTTCGTTGCTGACGATCCTAACACTCCTGAGAATGAAGCCTGGGTAGAAAAGCCAAAGGCTAAAGAAAAAGCCAAGCCCAAAGCTAAAGCCAAGAAGTAAGATATGGTTAAGAAGGCGCACCAAAATCCGAAGGGCGGTCTTAACGAGGCTGGCCGTAAGCACTTTGAGCGTAAGGATGGGGGTAATCTAAAGGCTCCCGTCAAGACAGGGACCAATCCCCGGCGTGTTAGCTTTGCTGCTAGGTTCGCTGGGATGAAAGGCCCGATGAAAAATGAGAAGGGTGAACCCACCCGCAAGGCTCTTGCCCTAAAGGCATGGGGTTTTGGATCGGTAGAGGCAGCGCGTAACTTCGCTAACCGTAATAAAAAAGGATAATGAGATGGCTCGGCTAGACGTAAGAGAGATCATGGAGCGTGAGGCCAAGGCCCAATCCCGCAAGGATCAATGGCGTACTATCTATGAGGATTGCTACGAGTTTGCTCTGCCGCAGCGCAATATGTATGATGGAAACTATGAGGGTAACACCGCCGGTCAAAAGAAGATGGGCCGTGTGTTCGACTCCACAGCTATTTCAGCGACTCAGCGTTTCGCTAACCGCATACAGGCTGGCTTGTTTCCACCTCAGAAGCAATGGTGTCGCCTAGAGGCTGGCACTGGCATCCCAAGAGAACAACAGCCACAGGCTCAAGCTGCGCTTGATGCGTACACTGAACGGATGTTTGAGGTAATGCGCCAGACTAACTTTGATCTGGCTATGGGCGAGTTCCTTCTGGATCTCTGTGTGGGTACTGCCGTAATGATGGTGACACCTGGTGATGAGGCAACTCCGATCCGTTTTACACCGATCCCTCAGTATCTCGTTTCGATTGAAGAAGGCACATTCGGCAATGTCGATAATGTTTATCGCAAGCTAAGAATGAAGGCTGAAGCGATACCGCAAGAGTTCCCTGATGCTGAAATGACGCCGGAATTGGTAGATGCGATATCACGATCACCATCTAAAGAGATCGATCTTATGGATGCTGTGATCTATGATTACGAAAGAGCGATATATTGCTATCATGTTATCTGGCCTGGTAAGCGGCAAGATCTGGTCTACCGCACCATGAAGTCTTCGCCATTTATCGTTGCGCGTTACATGAAGGTTGCCGGTGAGATCTATGGCCGTGGCCCACTGGTGACTGCGATTGCTGACATCAAGACGCTAAACAAGACCGTTGAGTTAGTTTTGAAGAATGCTTCCTTGTCGATCTCTGGCGTATATACTGCTGCTGACGATGGCGTTCTTAACCCTCAGAACGTAAAGATCCAGCCTGGTGCAATCATTGGTGTGGCTCGTAACGGTGGCGCACAGGGTCCGTCCCTGTCTCCTCTGCCCCGTGCCGGTGACTTTAACACAAGCCAGATCGTTATGAATGATCTGCGCATGAGCATTAAGAAGATCTTGATGGATGATACGTTGCCGCCTGACAATATGTCAGCCCGGTCTGCGACTGAGATTGCTGAAAGATCCCGTGAGCTTGCTTCTAATCTTGGTTCTGCGTTTGGTCGATTGATTGATGAAACTATGATCCCGCTGGTATCGCGCATTCTCTATGTAATGGACCAGGCTGGCTACATCGATCTGCCGCTAAAGGTCAACGGTGTAGAGGTAAAGGTCACGCCGGTGGCTCCTTTGGCTCAGGCTCAGAAGTTACAAGAGGTGAACGATATCGTGCAGTTTATGCAGATTGCCAACTCTCTAGGCCCACAGGGTCAGATGGCATTGTCGATCCCACGGATTACAGCATTCATTGCCGATAAGATGAACATCAAACAGGACTTGCTTACCACAGCGGAAGAGCAAGAAATGATGATGCAACAGATGCAGGCGCAAGCAATGGCCGAACAAGGGCCGCCGACTGCTAATGATGGTGGAGCAACAATGGAGGCTATGCAATGAGTTCACCCGATGGGTGGGAAGGTTTAACCCAAGCAATAAGCGAAAGCCCAAAGGCTGCTGATATAGATGTTCTATACGGCAAGGTTTTTAAAAGCACAGAGGGGCAACGTGTTCTAAGTCATTTGCGCAGCATAACGATTGAGCAACCGACTTGGTTTCCTGGAGAGGATGCGAGTTTCGGCTATGTAAGGACAGGCATGGCAGAGATGGTACGCATGATTGAGAAAAGAATAGAAAGGTCAAACAATGGCTGAAGCAATGGCAGAACAAGTGGAGGCTGACGCCCCAATGATTAACGTGGCAGAGCCGGGCACTCCTCAAGAGGATGCGCCGGTTGCTGTGCATGAAGAGCCGCAGGGTGAGCCTGCTGCTGCAAGTGATGATGAGCCGTTAGAGCGGCCAGATTATTATCCAGAAAAGTTTTGGGATGAGGATGGCCCAGATGTTGAAAAGCTGGCAAAGAGTTATGCAGAGCTTGAGAAAAAGTTTAAAGCCGGAAAGCATAAAGCACCGGAAGAGTATGATATATCTGCACTTGCGGATCAGGGTTTGGACTCTGACGATCCGACTGTCGCCGTATATCAGGATTGGGCTAAAGAAAACGGGATTAGCCAGGGTGCATTCGAGGATCTTGCAGGCCGTGTACTTGCCTTGTCTAAGGATGAGCAGGAGAGCGTACAGTACGATCAGCGCGTGGAGATGGAAAAATTAGGGGCTAATGCCTCTGAAAAGATCCAAATGACTGAGCGTGTTCTGATGAAGGCTCCTTTGAGTAACTCTGAGCGTGAAGCAATAGCATATTCACTTAATAATGCTGACGCAATTAATGCTTTCTTGAAGTATCACCAGGCCATTACGAATGAGAACATTCCTATTAAGCCTACGATCCAGCAAGAGACCATGACAAAACAGGATCTACAGGTGGCTATCTCTGATCCGCGCTGGCAAAGCGATGCTGCTTGGCGCACTCAGATGGAGCAAAAGTGGTTCCAATCTCAGCAGAAGTGATAGAGACTTGCAATAAATATCGCTTGCGTGTATTTTAGCCTTAACGGCTAACCGTGCTCGGCCCGTTGGATGTAGTAATCTACTGGTTGGCGCGGCCATAACGCGCAAGCGACCGCCCGGAACCTCGGATAACGGAAGCGTTTAATTGAAACGCAAAAGGAGGTTTTTGCAAATGGCGATTAACGTCTCAACCGC